ATATCAAGCGGAAGATCTTTAAACTTTGATAGCTCATACGAAATTGGAGATAGTGTAACCCAGACTCTGACTTCAGGTGTTATTATGAGAGGTGAGGTTCAGAGATATCAACTTGATTCTTCCAATGATTTAAATCGTTATCTATATCTTGCTCATGTGGGATCAAACGACGGTAAATTTACTACATTTACTGCAAGCAATCCTACAGTATTAAGTAGTCGACTTAGTAAAACAAATCCTTCCTATTCAATAGGTCTAGAAGTCATATCTGCTACTGAAATAAATACATTATCTGAAGGCGAACAGAATGAATTATTTACTGAACAATTTGTAGATGATTTCCTTGACTTTAGTGAAGATAACCCATTTGGTGATCCGGAGAATCAATAATGTTTGGTACCTATTTCTATCATGAAAAGATTCGCAAGTCGGTTGCTATATTTGGGCGGCTTTTCAATAACATATATGTAGTTCGTAAAGATGCTGCAGGCGGTGTTCTCAATCAATTAAAAGTTCCTTTGGCATACGCACCTAAACAGAAGTATTTAGAGCGACTAAGAGAAAATAGTGATTTAAATAACGACACAAAAATTGCAGTCAAACTGCCACGCATGTCATTTGAAATTACTCAAATTAGTTATGATCTTACTCGACAATTGACAAAGGTAAGTAACTTTAAAACTTTAGGGTCAACACCTCAGACTAGACAGAAGTTTTATTCGCCGGTACCGTATAATATTAATTTTCAGTTAAATATATACGCCAAAAGTCAGGATGATGCGTTACAAATTGTAGAACAAATTTTACCTACATTTAATCCACAGTATACCTTGACTATTAAACCATTTGCTGAAAAATATCCTGACTTTAAAGAAGATATTCCTGTTATTATTACAGGCGTATCCTTTACCGATGATTATGATGCGCCTATGGAACAACGTAGAACAATCATATATACATTAGAATTCGAAATGAAATTAAGTTTCTTTGGTCCTATTGGTGAAGGTGAAGTTATTAGAAAATCTATTGCTGATGTGTATCTTATTAACCAAGATTCAGATAAATTATTAGAAACTATTACAATTAATCCTAATCCATTAAATGTAATTGGATTACCAGACAGTGATTACGGATTTGATACAGAAATCGACTTAGCATTTGATAGTGCTTAAAATTAATTAGGAGAATAAAATGGCACTCACACTTAGATCCACAAAAGGCTCAATGCTTACGCATACTGAAATGGATAATAATTTTACGTACCTTCAAGGATTGATTGGTGGTGTTTCAAATTTTGATTCCGGAAATGCATCACAATTGATTGATGCTGCATATATACAATCCAGACAAAGTTATGCATATGCTAGTTTAACCGGAGCACCGAGCTTATCTACAGTTGCGACATCCGGATCATACACAGATCTAATTAACAGACCTGCTCTTGCTGCAGTATCTACCTCAGGATCATATAATGATCTAAGCAATAGACCTACTCTCTTTAGTGGTGCATATGCAGACCTTACAGGTAAACCAGTCCTAGCAACTGTAGCAACTTCTGGATCATATAATGACTTATCTAATCAGCCTACACTTTTCAGCGGAGCATATGCAGACTTAACAGGCAAACCTACACTTGCAACTGTTGCTACTTCGGGATCGTATGATGATTTGACAGATACACCATCACTTTCTGCCGTTGCAACAACAGGATTATATAGCAGTTTGGTCAATGCCCCAACTTTAGCAACTGTAGCTACTTCAGGCGCATATGCAGACTTAACCGGCACACCTACCTTATCGACTGTAGCAACCTCTGGAAACTATGTTGATCTTTCAAATAAACCTGATCTTGGTAGAACTCAGCTTACTGTATATACAGTTGACACACTTCCTTCTGGTGGTTCAGAAGGTGAACTTATCTATGTACAAGATGGTGATGCAGGATCTCCTTGTCTAGCAGTGTTAGATGGAAATGGAGATTATTTGGTTGTTTCAACTCTTGGATCTGCTGTTAGTACCGGTGGTGGTGGAGGTGGATTCTAAAATCCATTAGAAAAATATGAGTGATATTGAAAATAAAAACGTAAAAACAGACTATGATTACTCACGCCAAACTTACTATGATCTCATAGAAAAAGGTAGAGAAAGTTTGGAAATGATGATTGAAGTTGCTCGAGAAAGTGAGCATCCAAGAGCATATGAAGTTCTTTCTGGAATGATTAAAAATATATCTGATGTGAATGACAAGTTAATGGATCTGAATAAAAAACAAAAAGATATGAATAAGAATGAAGAGCCAAAACAAATTGGCAATCAGACTACAAATAATCTTTATCTAACAACAGCAGATCTACAAAAAATGATGAATAGTGAAGATGAAAAATTAATTGATGTCACTCCAACAGAATGATTCATATTTAGGAAACCCAAATGTAAAGAGAGACGGTGTTCTCCAGGTTTGGTCTCCCGAATTATTACAAGAATATAAGAGGTGTATGACTAACCCCATATACTTTGCCGAAAATTATGTCAAGGTAATTTCACTTGATAGAGGTTTAGTGCCATTTAAACTATATCCCTATCAAAAAAAGATGTTTGGACATTTCAATGACCATCGTTTCTCAATCGTTCTTGCTTGCCGCCAGTCTGGAAAATCAATCTCGGCGTGTGCGTACCTCCTCTGGTATGCGCTCTTCCATCCGGAAAAAACAATTGCGGTTCTTGCGAACAAAGGGGCAACAGCTCGGGAAATGCTATCTCGTATCACGCTCATGCTGGAAAATGTTCCTTTCTTTTTACAGCCGGGTTCGAAGGCACTTAATAAAGGTTCATTAGAGTTTAGTAACAATTCACGCATTATCGCTGCTGCTACTAGTGGCAGCTCTATTCGGGGCATGTCTGTCAACCTCCTCTACCTAGATGAGTTTGCATTTGTAGAAAGAGCAAATGAATTTTATACCTCAACATATCCAGTTGTTTCAGCCGGTAAAAACACAAAGGTTATTATTACATCTACCGCTAACGGCATCGGCAACCAATTTCATAAAATTTGGGAAGGTGCAGTACAAAAAATTAATGAATTTATTTCATTTAGAGTCGATTGGTGGGATGTACCAGGAAGAGATGAGAAATGGAAAAAAGAAACTATATCAAACACAAGTCAGCTGCAGTTTGATCAAGAATTCGGCAACACCTTTTTTGGTACAGGTGATACACTTATTAATGCAGAAACTTTATTAGGATTTAGATCTGAACCATATATCAGAACGCTCGAAGGTGGTGATCTTCGAATATATAGTGAACCAGTAAAAGGTCATAATTATATTATGACCGTAGATGTAAGTAAGGGAAGAGGACAGGACTATTCTACTTTTAACTTAATCGATATTAGCGATCGCCCATTTGCACAGGTAGCTGTTTATCGGAACAACACTATCTCTCCAATACTCTTCCCTAATATTATATATAAGTATGCAAAAGTCTACAATGAAGCTTATGTAGTAATTGAATCAAATGACCAAGGAACTGTGGTTTGTAATGGTTTATATCACGATTTAGAATATGAAAATGTACATGTAGAATCTGCCATTAAAGCCAATGCTGTTGGTATCGAAATTACTAGAAAAACAAAAAGACTTGGCTGTTCAGCAATTAAAGATATTATTGAAACCGGCAAATTAAAAATTGTCGATGATAATACTATTATGGAAATTTCTACCTTTGAAGCAAAGGGACAATCATACGAAGCATCTGACGGAAATCATGATGACTTAATGATGAATTTAGTTATGTTTGGATATTTTGCTTCAACACAATATTTTGGAGATATGACAGATATTAATCTAAAACAAATGCTGTTTGATCAACAAATGAAACAAATTGAAGATGATATGATTCCATTCGGTTTTATCGATGATGGTAATGATTATATTGAAGTATTAGAAAAAGGTGAGGATAACTGGCAAATTAAAGAATATGACCCGATGAGATCAACTACAGATGGAGTATTCGATAAAGTTGAAGATTGGTAATATTATAAATAATGATAAGTTGACTAATCGTATTATGGAACCATATAATTTTTAATAGGGAAGATAAAAAATGGCACTTTCAACACCGTCTGCATCCCCAGCGGTAGTCGTCAAAGAAATAGATCTGACTGGTGGCGTTCCAAACGTACAGTCAACTACAGGCGCAATCGTAGGGAACTTTCGTTGGGGTCCAGTAGAGCAAAGAGTATTAGTAGACACAGAGGCTTCTCTTGTCAATACTTTTGCAACTCCGGATACCACAACGACAATCGATTTTCATTCGGCATCTTATTTCCTTCGGTACTCTGGATCACTTCAAGTAGTACGGACGGCTGATAGCGATGCCCGAAACGCTGTTTCAATTATTGGCCAGACTGCTGCAGATTCTGCTGGAAGTCTTGGTGGAATTACTGTAAATAACGAAACAGACTTTAACTCACAAATTTCAAGTCTTAACGCAGCAAGTCAAACATTTATTGCTAAATATCCTGGAGCACTAGGAAACGGAATTAAAGTTTCTGTCTGTCCTCCAAGCTCAGCAGCGTTTACTGCATGGGATTATGCACCATCATTTGATTTTGCTCCGTCCACATCAGACTTTGCTACCGCTATTGGTGCAACAAATGACGAAGTTCATATTGCTATTATTGATAGTGATGGTGAATTTTCCGGAACAAGAGGTACAGTACTAGAAACATATCCTTTTGTATCAGTAGCCAGTAATGCAAAGAATAATGACGGCACTACAAACTATGCAGTAGATGTTATTAATGCGCGTTCAGATTACATTAAAATGATTGATTTTGATGCTGTATATACGGCAGCTAATGCCGGTACAGCTGCAGCAAACGGTACTGCTTATAGCAGCGGT